TCGAACGCGTACTACGATTCCCATCGTAGTCAGTCCCGTCTCGTAACGAGATGCGTCCTGCGCGTAGATAGCCTGCGACTAGTGATACAACGAGGCCGCCAGCATTATAGCTGAAGCGGTAGTTACCTATCCCAGGTAACGAATCACAGTCTTCATCAGCAGGTATAGACAGCGTAACAAGTTCGTGAGCCAGAGCATGATATATGCGAGCTCCCGTAACACTGTACGTAGGTTTTCCAACCGTCGATCTTGGGGCTTTGATTCCTTCATCGTCGCCATCCCGGTAAGGTATCCAGAGTACTTCGGACACCTCCCTGAAAACGGCATTGATTAGGGCTTCAAGCCTTAGTCCTGTCTTGGTTTCCCACTTGATGAGTCTATTGATCAGACTATAGCAGTCAGAATCGCGGTCAAGGTCTTTTAGGTAGACCCCACGGACATTCACTCCGTTAAAGTAGTCGTGACCGCAACTCTCGCGGAACGGGCCTGTGGAAAAGGATTTCTCCTCGTTCACAATGAAGCCGAACAGGGCAAGCGCCCTGCAGACAAGCGGGTAAGCCTCACGGCACACCGCAATGTCATCTCCAAATACGCCGGCGTTGATCTGCTTTGGTTTCCCATAGCGATCGCGACGTTGATGAAGTGGCGACAAGAATGCGTCTTTTCGGGCGGTCCCAAAGTAGGGATCCAAGCCCAGCATTCTGTAACAGGCACATACCACGGCCGCAAAGAACATGGTCTGCAGGGGGAAGCAATACCCATTCCCCATACTGGCAACCATGTGCATCTCCAAGTACTCTCCTGAGGGTAAGAGAGTCTTGGGGCTTCGGGTCCGACGCAACCAAGTGTTGAACCACCTTGGCATTGTCCCATCCGTAAGCCCTAAAGAGATGCTATTTGACGCCGACTTCAGGTCGATTGTGGCAATAGTGCCATCCAACGACCCCAATCGAGCGAGCCACTGATTCTTCACCGGCTGCGTGCTCAGGTTGATCCCGAGCCGACTTTCCAGGCGATCCTCAATGTAGCCCCCGATCCCAAGCTGGAAGAACATCTCCAGCACAGGCTCGGAACAAATAGTGCGGTCTATATCGTACTGCTTGCGCACAGTACCTAACTTCGACCCCTCAACGACCAATGACCCATGTTGGTTTTCCCTTGCGATTTCTGCGAGGGCCCAGGTAGGGTTGTGTCTGATCGCTGCGCAGTAGAGCGCATGCAGCATAGGGTTGCTTCTCGACAGGGAACTGTCGAACAACTTCGCGTAGAACGTGGCTATGTCCACGCCCACCGAAACCCCCGGCCCTGTACGCACCGACTCAATGAGTCGGGCCAGTGTAGCCGGTGTGCCATCGTCATCTAGCAGCCAAGAATCGAGGTACGATACTACTTCCCCGATAATCTCTTCGTCAAACAGGAGCCTAGGCTCAAGGACGAATGTGCGGCAGCGCTCGTTGTCGGCAATGAAGCCGTCAATAGCTTTCTGCTTAGCATCTGGCGCGACGATTCCCCTGAATTTCTTCAGGAAAGAGCGACTCATTACAAGTCGATCTGCGTCTTCAACGGCCATGTCCAAAATGAACATGGGTCCGTCTACGGGTCCTAAGTCTGCAGCAAGGAGTTCAGCGAGTTTCTCCGGCGTAAATA